GATTATACGTTCGACCATTAGACAACAGATACTTGATAATTCCTCCAAAAAGGTTGGAGATGTAGTAGGCTCTCTAGTAGACAAGGCATTAACCTTGTACCAGGGACTACTTGAAGTACTTGTTGTGCATTTCGGATTCTTACCTGAAACGGAACACTCATTTAAAACTACGTTAAGGTGGTTGCGATTAACTTGTGAAGATCGTCTTGAATCTTATTTTAAGATTCAGAGCTGTTATCTGTTTAGTTTAGTTACAAAACAGAATAAGCTTATTGACGAACTACCAGAATTCCCGCAATGGATCTCTGAGTTTGGAGATCGCCCCGGATATATCCAGGGTGGTAAGTTGTGGAGAATGTCGAGGAAAGCAATTGCGACCCCGGACCTGAGCAAACATGAGATTGCCGCCTTCTACGCTATTACTAACGTGAAGAGGGCAGGACTGGCAATTTCAGAGAAATTGCAAGAGGCTAGTATTCTAAAACACCAAAAAAATATGGTGGGTGCGGAATATAAGCCAAAGGCTGTTTGCCACGTGGTTACCCCTGAAGAAAGTCCAACTCAATGTGAGTTGGTTCCCCCTGAAGAAGCACTTAGTGACATTCTTGAAAAGATCGAACTTTTAGTTGGGCAAGTGTATCATGGAAAAGTGTGTCGGCCGAAGTGGAAATCCCCTTCGACCCGAGCTTGCTATGAAAACTCTGCCTCCAAATGTGGTTCGCATATCTTCTGGAGAGAAGACATTTGGACAACGATCTGTAGACAGGAGTCACCAGAGCTACTGTGCTTTGTGGAATATAAAGGGAGGGTAACAGAGATAAAAGTTCCGTACCATCCTGAAGATCTCCTACATGACTTAATGTATAAGATTGAGCATGATCCTGAGATCGCACTCGACGCGACTGTTCATAAGGTTCTTGAACCATTTAAATGTCGTGTCATCACTGCTGGACCTGGTCACTTGTACCAGGCAGGTCGATGCATTATGACCGAGCTACACCGTGTTCTACGTTTGAACAAATTGTTTAAATTGATCGGAATGTCATGTAGCAAAGAGTATATAAATGAAATGTACTCTGGTATAAAGTTGGATCAACCCGGGAATCCCTTTAAGGATTCCTTGTTGCGTGAATTCTTTGTTACAGGAGACTATTCTGCTGCGACGGACGGCATGCATCCATCGATCCCACTAAAATGTGTCGATTCACTATATTTTATTGGATATTTTGATAAAGTCCAAAGAAAAGTTGTCAGCAATTGCATGAAGGGTCATCGTCTCCATTATTGGAAAGATGATCGAGAAACAGTGGTAGAACAAACTTGGGGGCAGCTCATGGGAGCGCCTAATAGTTTTATCTTTCTCTGTTTAGCCAATGCGGCCGTTAATTGGGTCGCTGCCGAGTATTACTTTGGAGGATCACTTTCGTATGAAGAATGGGTCGAATGGTTTCGACCGATCTTTAACGGTGATGATACCTCGTTTTTAAGTAATACACTCCATTATGAAATTTGGAGGCAAGTGGCGTCATGTGCTGGAC